GAACTGGCAGATATGCCTGATACGATAATGGTTTGGTTATTTTGTGCTCCATAGTTACCACCGCCCCACGTTAAAGCTCCCCATGTTGATTGAGTGATATCCATAATACCACCCATTCCACTGCCATGCACATAACATAAATAATAAAAATCTGTTTGAGAAGATGGTGTTATTTCTACATAACGAGTTGTAGCAGCATTAAACGTAGTTGTATTTACGTATTGAGAATAAGTTACTGCACCATCTAAATAATAAGTTACTCCAGATGTAAGATATTGATCTCTGCTAGTGGTTGTAGAAAAAATTAAAGGGTGATTATCATTTGAGGCATCACTTTGTTCGAATCTTAATGTGCCATCTTCAACCCATTGTACAGTGCCGGGTCCAGTGGAATTTCTTACGCCATCAAGATAATAGACATTCCCTGTTCCGCCACCATATGAACTTCCCGATGCTACGGTAACTATATAAGTTAACTCTGCCATAGCACCGGGACTCCTTTATTAAGCTATTCTTAAAATCGCAGCAGATGTAGTAAATGCAGGGAACTGAATTGTAAAAGTTCCTGAAGTTGCAGTTTTGTCTCCGCCAAAATCTAACACTGCCACAGCGTCAGTTGTGTTTGAACCACCGCTTGTAGTTGTATTATAAATTAATGCTCCTCTAGCAGTCAGAGTCACTCCGACAAATGAAAGATCAGCAAAATCTGTAATAGCTGTATTAGTTGCTAAAGATGTTCCTACGTTAACAAGTGCTTTACCGCCAGCAGAATATCCTGATGGTGATGAAACTTCATTTGACGTAGAGTATCCTACAGTTGATTTACCTAAACTTGCAGAGTTTGTAAACATTGCAAGTTTATATGTGCTTCCGTTTGGAGCTGCTTGAAATTTGTGAGCTCCTTCCAACAATTCTTTTTTAAATGAATTGCAGATTGCGTTTGTTGTTATTGCCATGATGGCCTCCTTTTAAATTAATTGTTTGGAGAAGGCGATGGTACTTTAATTCTCATAACACCATCATCATACTCCGCACGTCTTCTTCTACCCATTTGTTGTAGGGCAAAATTTTGTAACTCCTCATTATACTTCGCTTTATACAGGTTGTATAGATTGTCGGGTCCTTTTAAAAAGCTAAATGCTTCTGTGAGAACACCATGTAATAACATGGATTCCTGATATGTTGATAAGAAAGTGTTATTTGTTGATGTAAATTGTGGTGGATCTTTAATGTAATTAATTTGTATTGTGTCAGCCGCAGCAGGTGTTGGAGCTACTAATATATTAAAATCATCATAATTAGCAAAGTATTTAGGTGTTCCTTGTTTATCGGTGCTATTAAACTCTGATATAAAACTTATGTCTCTTTTTTCTAAAAAGGTTCTATTACCACTTGAATCTAATCGTTCTACAGATCTTAAGACCAATGAATCAGCTGGAATAGATACAGCTCTGTTTCCAGCAGTAAAAGTTGAAGTGGCATATTTTCTTAAATCATCATAGTCCACTTTTCCTGCTACATCTAATTCAACATGTCTAATAAAATTTTGAATAATAGAATCAGTTAAAACAGAACTACCAACCTCTGTGTAGTCTCTAACTTGTGTTAAAAAATTGGAGTGTGTTATTGACATTATGAAATATTAACCTCCACTAAACCAATTGAAACTCTTGCTTGTCGTCTAATATTTTGAATACTTGGATCTTCTGGAATCATACTTTGCATAATTATAGTTTCACCATCTCGAATCACAGGAAACTCTTGTGTTCTAAAAGCAAATTGACCAGGTAAACTTAAGTCTGCCACACCCACTGAAGCTCCACCACTATCTGAAGTAGTGCCATCACCATCTCTTAAAAATTGTTGAGAGGGTTGTTGAAACTTCATTACTCTTGGATTTCTAAGTGCTATTGCATCAGCTGTTGTACGTCTTCGTCTTATTTGTGGATGCTTTGGTTCAAATTCTGTGTAATGCACTAAAGAACCATTCCATTCTTTTACCATCTCTTCATAAGGATATTCCATACCCGATCTATCAGATATTGCTTTTGATCTTTTACCTGTTGCGTACGTTGCCATAATTAAACTCCTGAAGGATAAAACGATTGTGGACTAATATAAACAGAGGTTCTTTGACCATCTTCGTCTAAGGCTCTTTTTAATTCATCTTCGTAAATAATTTTATTTTGTTGAACTAATTGTGGATTAATTTTCATAGATAAATAATATCCTAATCCTGCTGCCATACATGGTAAAAATCTATAAGCTATATCTGCATCATTAGTGTATGCACCTGCATCTTCAATTCTTTTAATAACGTAATATTTTAATGCAGTGTAAGTATTTAAATCTGGTGTTTGGTATAAATTTATAACAGGTCTTTTTTGTCTATCTACATAATATTGTGCAGGTGTTCCTGTAGAAAATTTATTAGGTAAAGCAGCGTAAGCAGATCTATCAATTTTAGTCAAAGACACATCTTGTGTTGAGGAACTATCCGATGCTGTAAGACTTGATGAAATAAAAGCCTCTAATACATCACTTACATCCTCGTTTACAGTATATGCCGCTTGTCCCGACACTAATGATTTTTCATTTAATTCTACTTTCCATAAATGAACACCTCTGTTGCCCCACTCTGCAAATAATAAATTTAAACTAGTTCTAGCTGATTTTAAATCATACCCTGAGTTTGTTCTTACACCACATCTTTGATATCCTTCTTGAATAATATCATCGATGTTTAAATTAAACGATGTTGTTCCTGATGTTGCCATTAAATTATATCCTTATAGTAATCTGCTAATCCACCTTTAGTAAACCTCTTATTTGGCACATAATCCATTTTTTTTCTGTCACCATAACTTTCACCCATAATATGCCCTTTTGGTCCTGGAGTTTTTTTCTTTTTTTTCTTTGTGCTCATATCTGCTCCACCACCAACATTAAAACCAAAACTCTTTTGACCTGTTTTTCTTTCTTCTGCTTTCTTTTTATTTTTAAATTTTCTTTGTCTAAATACTCTTATGGCTCTTTCGTTTCCAAACCTCTCTGCAATCTCTACGATGTTTCTCTTTCTAGCCATTTTTAAATCCTTTTAATAGTGGTCCATAGTAATTTACTAAGGATTGGTTGTTAACTTTTTTACCAGCTAATTCTGATTTCATGTAGGAACCAATGTAGGGTTCTTGAACCATTTTAGTACCAGGAGCTTTTGAAGTCGTTTCTGAAAAAGCGGCTCTACCCATCGCTGCTTTAATAATTTTTTTACCTGCAGGAACACAATTAGGCACCATCTTATTACCTTTTTTCTTCATGCCTTTCTGCACATATCCATCCCAACATGGTCCTTGTTTTGCCATTAGTCCTCCTTTATAGCGGCCGCTTTGAGAATTATTTGTTTCTCCTTTTTGCGGTTGTACAACTTCTTAGAGTCTATCACTTTTGGTTGATATGTTCTAGACCTTACGCTTTTTGCGTAGGGATTCTTTAGCTTTTTTTGCAATGTTTACAACTCCTGTTTTACCCATGACCTTAGCTCTTTGTTCCATTACAGTTAAAATTTGTATTTTTCTTGCAAAAGGTTTATTAACTTTTTTTACTTTCGCTGCTGTAGCTCTAGCATCAGCATCTGTTTTAAACTTAATCCTGACTGTATCCCTCGGATTTTCATCAGTGTATAATCTTCGATCTGAACCTTTTGGTTTTTTACCTGTTCCTACTTTTGGATCTTTCATATTAAATCTTTTGCCTTTCCTAATATTGGTTTGTACTTTGTTTTACCTTCGGATCTGTATGCGTGCAAGAACGATGCTCTTGGTTGGTCTGGAATCCATGAGCAATGTATCCATCCACTATTTGGCTCACCCGGAGTGTAGAACTCTAAAATTAATTGGTCTGGTGTAAGGTTATCTTTAATCCAATCAAATAGTTCAGCATTATCCACGCCCACAACTTCGAAGTCTGCGGCTTCTGCACGTGCATGCTGTGATCTAGCAGAACTACCAATTGCTTCGCATAATTCAACGCTACGAAAACCGCTAGTAATCTTAACTCTGCCAAAATGGTCACGTACCGGTTGAAGAATATTTTCACACAACGCTTTTAGTTTTTCTATCTGCTCTGCGTTAGGATTATTATTGATGCCTTTACGTATTGCAGTGTCCGATTTAGTTAACTCTGAAAGAGTAAAATTACGTGTCAGATTCATTTTTCTTCCCATTGTTTTCAAAACTTAAATCTTCTGCTTGATCCTTTTCTTGCATATCATAAAACATATTATCAGAATCCTCTGTTACTAATTTTGTATCTTCTGCATCCCAATAAGTAGTTTGGACTTTATAGTCAGGCCAACTGTTGTCAGTAGTATAACTATTAACGTGCCAAAGGCAACGATTGTTAGGCTGACCAGCATAATTGCCGTTATTAAGAGCCAATATATGCGCACACTTATGTTCTTGAGGTATTTCAGAATGTTCTGTATCCAAAATATTAGTGTCGGGACTTGCCCAGTCAATGGTAAATAAATATTTACCATGATAAAATTTTTTATCGATGCCCATATATTTGCCATTTAAACCATCCATCCAGTCAAAACAATGAACACTAGGCCAATAGCTAAAACAATTCCACAATTCAAGTTCTTGTACTTCCATATCTGGAACTTGATATCTTTCGAATTCTTTTTGAAAAAAAGCTGAAATAGGTAATCTCCAATAGCAAGCACCATTTGGCAACATAATGTTAAATAATAAAGCACGACCTGAAATGGAAGTAAGACCAAAGATAACGCAGTCACTACTAAATTTTTTATATTTTGGGTCCATGTCATATAAATATTCCTTTCTTACTTTACAATAAATTGGTGGTATGTTTGCATTTAAATATGCCATTATTTTAAGTGTAGTTTTTTTATAGATTTTTCACCCATATAAATCTCTGTTTCTGCTTCACTACGTATGCATTTGTAAGACACGTTAGGGTTAAACTCCCTCTCAGCCACACGTCTAGCTCTAAGGCATGCAGCCATATTTTCTTGTATACGATGCTCCTTAATTTCTCCATCCCAAAACATAAGTAAAGCCACAACAACTTCAACCATTATTTAGCTCCATTTGTATAGCCAAGATCTCTGTTAGCATCTTTTAATTTTTCAATATCAACTAAAACCTTGTCCATTTGCTTTGTTAAAAATTCTATATTTACTTTGTTTAACGCCATTGACTCAATGTGTTTATTTAAACGATCAGTGGTTTTGTACAAATCTTCCAGCATCATGTATTGTTCGCTATCTGCAGGCAATGATCCCATTT